TCAACAGATTCATCTTCCTGTTTGTGGATAACCGATACTAGAACAGGACCAATTACGATAACTGGAAACGTATACGGTTCTGAGTCTGGGAATACTTCAAATGTTAATTTCTCTTCTGGAGCAATAAGGTACTCAGATTCAACTGCGACATATCAAAACTTAACTATAAATGGTAACGTATATGGTGGAACATTAAGTCCAGCAATATCTGGGCCTTTACAGGCGAATGTAGTGGTGGATGTAAATGGTGAAGTACATGGCGGTGGGCTATATGGAACAAATACATACGGACCACCAGGAATAGTCTTATACAATGGATATACTTCCGTAAAAGCATTAGTGCATCATTCGTCTGGTACTGTTCCTGTATGGGGAAGGGTTAAGTTTAGAGACACACTACAGGCGTATGTAAAGGGAAGAGATACTTCTTTGCTTGAATTCCTTTTAAGCACCCAAATTAACGTGATCCCAACAGCAAGCGATGTAAGATTTGGTGTATCAACAGGTGTCACCACAGGAACATTAGTAGTCCCACAGGCATCAACCGTTCTTGATGGAGTTGTGTTCGATAATGGAACAACTGGAACACTGTCTATTGGTGGCGGCGGGACTGTTGACTTATCTCCAGTCCAGACAGTAGTAGATGCAATTAAGTTAAAAACTGACAAATTGGCATTCTCAGATATTCCAAATATTATACCAGACCCAACAAATGACACACATTGGAATAATGTAGTCCTTGCAATGCATATGAATGGTGCAGATATGTCAACATTATTCACTGATGAAAAAGGGAAAGATGTAACAAGAATTGGGAATACAGTAATTGAGACATCTCAAAGTAAGTTTGGTGGTAGTTCTGCATATTTTAATGGAAGTAGTGGATTATCGGTTAGTGACCCAAATGATTTTAATATTGGTCTAGCTAATTTTACGATAGAATTTTGGTTCTATAAAATATCTGGAAGTTCTCAAACATACCAGAGACTAATACAGTTTGGACCAAATGGAGGAGCGCCTGCTGGTGAGAATGGACTATGGGTAATAGCCAATAGAGCAACTGCTAATGAATGTCTTCCATTCGTAGATACATATTCTGGAGCCTACAGGAGCCCGACTGGATGGGGAACTCAGCCAACACAAGATGCATGGCATCATTTAGCGGTAGTCAGAGAATCTGATGTATGGACTATATATATAGACGGAGCAGTCTATGCCACGGGTACATTGGCAGGGTATAGTATTTCTAAGGCAGACGTGTATATAGGTCAAAACAGTACTGGAGGAGAAAGATTCAATGGGTATATTGACGACATTAGAATAACAAAAGGGGTGGCAAGATACACCGCACCATTCACGGCTCCAACCACATCATTTAATACATATTCACTTATTCAAGACGGGATAAGAACAGCAATTGATTCAAATGTTGTTTCTGGGACAGTGGTATCAGGCGGCGGAACGTCGGGAAGCTGTGACTTAACTAACGTAGAAGCTGGGATAACAGCCATAAAGGCAAAAACAGACCAACTATCATTCTCCTCAGGGAAAGTGATTGCAGATGCTTCAGTTATAGATTACACATCTCAATTAAGTGCAATAACATCAACAGTAAACGCAATAAGCGATGCAGTTGACCTTATCGACGCAGTGACCTCTAAAATCGCATTTGAGACTGTTTATAGTGAAGGTGACCCTAACCTAGCACAGGTAATCTTCAAGGCCGAATTCAACGGTACAAATGGTTCTACAACCATAAATGCAGATACTGGACAGATAGGAACAAATCAAGGTTCACCATCATTAAATACAGCATATACAAGGACAGGGACATCATCTGTTGCACTATCTGGCTCTATAGTTTCTTATGGAAACATATCTTCTCTAAATCTTGGAGCTAATGATTTTACCATAGAGTTCTCCGTAAATTTTTCATCTATAGTTTCAACTGTTGGAGACTATGCTGGCGTAGTAGGCAAAAGGGCTAGTAATGGAGATTTTTCATGGATATGCTATGTTACTGAGGGAAAAATGAACTTTCTTACATCAGGTACTAGTGCAGTATCAATAGCACATCCAACGACACTTTCTCCTGCAACATGGTATGACGTTGCAGTATCAAGAACCGGAGATATATTGAAGTTCTATGTAAATGGGGTTCTAAGCCAGGTATCATGCACAGGTATGAATATGACGACCACAACCGCACCATTTTTCATAGGTAGATTCTCTTATGATATTAGTAGTTATCATATGTTTGGATACTTGGATAGATTGAGGATTACAGTAGGAACTGGTAGATACAATTCAGTAGCACCAGTTAGTCCACCAGTATCAGAATACCCGACAACGCTTAATGGTATTGCGCAGTCTTATAAGGTTGTAGCAAATTGCGATAGTGGAACAACTATACCAACAGATTTGACCGATAGACTAACAGACCTAAGAAATAGAATAAATGCGATACATTTTATAGTTAAGGATGAATAATGGCAGACCGCGTAATAACATCAGCAATACACTGGAAGGATTATCTCGATGCAGCAAACATAGAAAGAGATATTGATAGTGTATGTATTAATTGCAAAAAAGAACAAATAAGAAAAAATGGCAAAATAACGATAACATGCTCTGGTATGCTTTCTGTAGATGATGTTCTATCTAAAGAAGAAGTTGCGACTCTTCCATTAGAGGAGGTGGAGATGCTAGAGAGGGAGGTTAACAGGTATAAATGGGCAAAAGATACATTCGTAAAGGATGACGGTAGGGCGCTGATAGGAGATAGGTTTTATCAAGAAATGATGATAAGATGTCTTCATGGCGCAACAAATGTGGAAATGTCTAATGGATCCTATAAGGAGATAAAGGACATAGCAGTAGGTGATAGCGTTGTGTCATTCCGTGAAAAAAATACAAGTTTTCCTGTTAAATATAAGGTGTTAAACAAGTGGAATAATGGGATAAGGGATACCTATAAGATAAAACTTAAAAATGGTGATAGTATTATAGCTACATCTAATCATGAGTTCTATTCCTACCATAGAAATGGTAAAACAAACCAACTATTCAATGTTCCATCGTTGACATCAGGGTACACTTCAATTGATAAGGGATTATCAGTTGGAGATTTTTTATATGTAGAAAATAAACCAAAAAACTTTGGGAATTTGAATGATGGTATTCTCGCTAAAATACTTGGGTATATTGTGACAGATGGATATGTCAGAAATGATAATACAAGAAGAATTGTTGAGTTTGCGAATACAAGAAGGGAATATGTCGATGAACTAAAAAGCCTTATTCTAAGTAAATTTGGAGATATTCCTACTGAAACTTTTATACCATCACACACTGGGAATGATGGATCACACAGAAAAGACACATGGAAAGTTTCGTATAGAAAAAATAGTGGCATACTGAACTTTCTTGAGTCAATTGGTGTAACATCAAAAGAAAATAGAGAGCATGGGATCCTTGAGTACGCATTCAACTTTACAGAGGAGTCGCTAAAGTGGTTTCTCAATAGGCTAATTTCTGGAGACGGATGTGTATCAAATGTTTATAGTAAAAACTTGGAAAGGTATGTCTCTACAATATCAATATCATCTGGAAGCGTGTCATTTCTTGAAAAGCTAAGGCTTCTAATCAAAAGAGCGGGAGTATTAAACCAGAAAATATACAAACAACATAATGACTCCCTGTCTGTAGCCCTGAATATAAGAAAAGTGGACGATGTAATAGCCTTTCTGAGATTTACTGGAGAAATATTTGGAAAGGGAAAGCAGTCTACACTTGCACTTGAAACGGCGGTAGAAGTATCTTCAAATAGAAAATCAAAAGGAGATAGACGTAAATTTAGTACAGTTTCAAGAGTTCTTATCGAATCTATTGAATATTATGGGAAAGAAGAAGTATATGACATTGAGGTTGATACAAGACACAACTTTATAGCCAATGGAATAATAACACACAACTGTAGCGCAAAAAGAAAAGTTTTGCGATGTGGAAGACGTGTTGGAAAATCATTCTCAATGGCAGTAATGATAACAGAGGCACTATTAAGGAATGAAGACTATAGAATACTTGTAGTAACACCATTCGAAGTCCAGGCTGAAGAGATTTTTAACTTAGTAAAACAACTACTAAATAACGTTAAAGGTATAGCTGTATCTGAAATAATCGAAAGATCAGTATCTTCACCTACGCATTTTATTAAATTAAAAAATGGATCAAGGGTTAGAGGTTTCACTACAGGGTCTTCTGGTGCTGGTTCTGTTCGGGGACAGGGTGCTGATGAGATCTTCATTGACGAAATCGACTATATGACAGAGAAGGATTTTAACTCTATCATGGCGATTCTTGCCGACGCACCGGATACAAAATTGACAGTAGCATCAACACCAGATGGTGAAAAAATGTTATATAAACTATCAAGAACTGTTACTTATAAAGAATTCCATTTCCCAACTTTTGTTTTACCACACTATAATGATGAACTTGACAGGGATTTACGTGACACAACTGATGATATTGGTTATGTACAGGAATTTATGGCTGAATTTGGATCCTCAAGATCATCTGTCTTCCAAAAAATCTTTATAAAAAGAGCCTTAAATCTCGCTACAAATATATACATAGAAGATGTAATGGAAGATAGAAAAAGATATGCGCTGGCGCTTGGATGTGACTGGAACCATGAGAATATAGGTACAAAGATTTGTATATCTGCAATGGACAGAAGAACCCATATCATATCTCCAGTTGTGTTTGAGAGTGTATCAAAAGAAGGATGGACTCAAACATCCGCAATGGACAAAATAATAGAGCTAAATAGACTATATGTTCCAGAACACATTTATGTTGATGAAGGATTTGGCTATGCGCAAATAGAGATGTTAAAGAAGTTTGCCATAAGTAAATATGGTAAGACTGAGTTATCAGATCCAGATCTAAAACTTGCTAATATAATTGGTGTTAATTTCTCTTCCAGTGTTAAAATAAGAGACCCAAAAACAAACGAAGAAAAGAATAGGTTCATTAAGCAGTATATGGTAGAAAATGCTGTTTCGTTTTTCGAAGAAGGCCTGGTATCACTAGACCTGGAAAGAGACAAGACCCTAGAGGACGAACTCACTGGATACATAGAAAAGAGTAGAACCCCTAGTGGAAGAATAGTTTATGCTGCATCTAATCCAAAAATAGGTGATCATAACCTTGATGCCTTCATGCTTTCACTGTATGCTTTACATATGGAATACTCAGACCTATTTAAGGATAGGGGTATGCCAGCGGTAGCAGTAGTGTTATCTGGACCAGAAAAAATTGAAGTACAATCAAGATCTTCCACATTAACCGGGAATAAAGACCTTGCCTATTTTTCAGAACCTGTTAAAAGATTACATTATAGAACAACAAGTTTCGAAGGTGAAACTCAAAGACCCTATAGAGGGGGAAGAACAAAGAGTTTAGTTTCTAGCAGGTGGACATTTAGCTAATGAATATATTAGAACTAGTAGATATTGATATTCCAACAACTTCTGATAAGGTCGAGTTTTATACTGTTGACCCAGAAACCTTTTCGTTTGTAAAATTTGGCACAGATCTGCTTGGTACGAACAACACCGGTAAAGTAGTATCAATGTATGTGATAACAACAGAGGATATTGCTAATCTGTCAATAGGGGTACAAACATCAAGTAATATAATCGCTAAGGTAAAAGAAGGTAGCGGAATACTATCTGACTTTTCCGTAATGTCAAATAATAACAACATTAACTTACTTAACGTAACCCAGAATACACCAGTAAGAATAACACTATTTTTCTCTATCACAAAGAATGAATGGGAAGATGGTGAAATAGAAATGGTATGGAGCTACCCATAATGGCATCTGATATTGAATTGCTCGAAAAGGCATCTGAACTACAAGATAAAATAATGAATAGTGGTGCTGGCCTAATGTCAGTCGAAACCAATAATGGTGAGGTTCTTGCAGCAATAGAGAGAATGTTTGGTGTGAGCACAAATGTTATTACGTTTGAAATGTTTACACAGGCAGTAAGGGGACTTTATAGATCTGGTATAATCCATGGGTACGAAAATGCTTAATGGTATAATTACGTTTACTGGAGATAATGATAGCGAGAATGAGCTAAGTGAAGCATCAAGGGCCGAATTATATACAAGGATATATAAATGGGCAGCAGAAGACTTCACATCCGTCGCTGATGAAAAGGCATTTATAGAAGACCTATTAAAGTGGGCAAGATCAGTAGAGAAAAGACTTACTAGACTTGGTTATAATCTGGCAAGCCACACACATCCAGTGTTACCACACTGGCATGTTGGTGCAGGTCCGCAAGTTGGTGGACAAACAACATTAATGCCAAAAAGTCCAGATAGATTAAGATGGCCGACCGAACCAATGTTTAAAATGATCCAGAACACAACTGGTGCTAAATCAAACTTTAAAGAAAATAAAATAGTAGACAACAGAACACCAAAAATAGGTGATGTTGAATTTGGGAAAACTGGCAGACAAATGACAATACCAATACTAAAAAATAAAAACTTCAATAAGGTAATAATAAAGTCATGATACTAAAGGCAGAAGGCAAGAAAACTAGCACCAATAATAGCGCAAGAGATCTATCCCTTATAATATCAGAATTCTCTAATACTATTGCAAAATATGAGTGTGAATCAAATATACCAATAACAATGTGGGTTGAGCTAGAAGAAAACAAAAATGATCTAATAAGAATAATTAATATAATAAATGATGAAGATGTAGACCTAGGTAAGTATGATCCAAATAATGATATTCATTCTACAATCTGGGGTGGAAATGATTTATACCCATACAAGACGGAATATGGGGATTACATAAGCAATACAAATATATCCTCAAATAATTGTAATTTTTGTAATCCATTAAAGGTGGATTTTAACCTAAAACTACAAAAACCTTCGATAAAAGCAAACCTAGAGCTATCAATAGATATTGGGAATATGATGTTTTCAAGTAATGCACCGATAGTATGTTCTACTGCACTAGTCATGTCACAGGGGTGTATACCTGATCTAGTTAGAATAATAGGGATGTTACTGATGGCATTAAGTACTATTGTTTCTTCCGTAAATCTTGAATCGCTATCTTTATCTTCATTTATATCAGCAACACTAGGGGCAGTATTAGATATATCAATTAAAAAGGGTATGTTTATGTTTAGCGTGTCTGTTTCTAAGAGTGAATGTCTATCTGCAACCATAAAAGAAATACTATCTTATCTGCCAACAAGTCAGTCAATGAATGATAGGCTAGACCCGGAACTATTAAAGAAATTTGGTTTATATAATAAAAATCCAACAAACTATGTAAAAATGTTCGAAGCACTTGACAAAAGTCTCACTATAAATGGAAAGGATGGTATTGATAAAGCTTTTGATGGAATGTCACAAATGACATCAGTAATAGACAATGCGATACAGCATGTTAACGACTGGCTGGAAGGTTTATTTGGTTTAAGTAGTTATATTCCCTGTGAAAGAGAAAGAAGTAATTCTAAGCCATCAACACTGATAGAGCAAATCATGAATCTTATTACTATGATAAATACAATAAGGGCCATAATAGACAAAAAATACCAAAAGGAACAATGTGGGTCGATAGGCACACCAGCAGACGGGTCTAGTAATACATTAACTCCAGATGATGTTATTGACATAATTAACGATATAATAGATATAGATAAAATAATTAAAGATAATGATGGCAATACAATAGCAATTATACTACCTTCAGTTGGGCTTAAAACTGTTTATATTGATACATTTGGGTGTAATCTTCCACACTTTATGGACTTTGTTACTGATATGTTTAATAATCCAGAGTACAACACATCTTTAGAGGTGACTCCTAATACTAATACTGTAATGGGTGAGAGTGAAGAACAAAGAACCTCTTATGAGTCTGACTTATTTCAGTCGACTAATACAATAAGAAGTCCATCCTCAAGCTATAATGCTAAACGTCCAACAATAGTAAGTATAGAGGATATAGATGAAAACCAAAAACTAGCTGAAGACTATATTAATATATCTGACACATTGACTATCGTATCTGGACTTATTAATAGAATAAGGGAAGATAACATTATATCTCAGGAATTAATAACAAGAAATCCAATTCCAGATAAGGACTCTGACTCTGAGGAAAACAAACCAATAAGTGTTTATGATAATAAGACAGTAGTAAGATCAATAGATGATATAATGAAAGAACTAGACACGTTATCAATGAACAGAAATGTAACCATGAGCACATCAGGGGAATGTAAGAAATGACCGAAGTATTAGCCACTATCAAAAGTGATAGATTCCGCAAAATAACAAGTGGGTCTGCGTCACGTTTCGGCGCATACATAATGGGGAAACGCTACGTAAGTGGTGAGTATAACCTTTTTGAATATGGAAGAATATTAGATACAGAAGCATTAGCTGCAAAGGCTATAAATAGAAAAATAGCAGTGACCTTTAGGAATGGATGGTCGATTAAGTCGGATAATGTTAAGTTTTTGAAAAGAATAAAGCAGCGACTCAAAGAGATTGAATTCGTTACGGATACATCATTCGATACACTATTAGACCAAATAGTGAGAACACTGTATATCCACAATAATTGCTATGTATTAGTAACAAGAAGTGCGAGATCTTCAACCTCTAAAGGCAACAAGAAACAGCCGATAGCCGGACTATCAGTTTTACCAGTTGAGACGGTAGATATACTACTTGATCCAAATGGTAATATTCTAGGATATAAACAAAGGGTAGGTGCATGGAAAAAAGAATATACTAAAGATGAAGTTATTCATATTGCCATAGATAAACGTCCAGGTATGATACTAGGTACTCCACCATTAGAATATGTTAAGGATGATATTATTGCGCT